GGACCTACTGGACCTACTGGTTCTAATGGTGTAACTGGACCTACTGGACCTACTGGTGCTGATTCTACAGTAACTGGTCCTACTGGACCTACTGGTGCTGATGGTGTAACTGGTTCTACTGGACCTACTGGTGCTGATTCTACAGTAACTGGACCTACTGGACCTGCAGGACAAAATGGAGCATCATCAGGATTAGTATTATTTATGGACATTGGTGAAACAACACCTCAAACTGCTCCTGTAAATGATGGAACTTTAAATATAATTCCTATTACTGGAACACAAGTTGTTGAAACATATGAAGCAAATGGAATAGATGATTTTTTAATGACTACATTAACTACACCTGTAGGAGAATTAACTTCAACTATAATTGTACCAGGTATATGGGAAATGAGTTTATATGCTATAAATTCTGGAACAGCCAATGCTATAAGTTATTATTTTAGTGTTTTTGAAGTAGAAGCTGATGGAACAACTATAATAGGAACTATAGCAACTGGAACTTCTGGAACAGCAACACCAATTGCAGCACAAAATATTTATAATTATGATCTTCTTGTTCCAGCATATACATTAGCAAATTTAGATTCTCGTGTTCAAATTCAAATATATGCTAATTTTACAGGAGGACCAGATAAAACTTTAACTTTAGAATTTCGTAATAATACAATCTCACATGTTCATACAACTTTAGTAGCTAATGTAATTACTGGTCCTACTGGTCCTACTGGTCCTTCTGGTGATGTTTCAACTTGGTCAACTTTTGCTGCTACACAACCTGTAGATTTTGGCACAAATTATATTAGTAATGTATCATCTATTGATGGTCTTGGTGGACAACAGTCTTCATTAACAGTAGAAGAAATTGCTGGAACTCAATATGTAACACTCAACCAGAAAGTTGTTGGTCCTAGTATTATGGCTTCTGGAATAATTGACCAGACAGGATTTAATGGACCAACAGGTACTAGTAATTTATATTCCAAAGAGGTTGGTATGACTGGTATGTATGCAAATGGCATGGTATTAGCTACTGCAAATGGTACACCTGAAGTTTCTTATAGTGCATGGATTGTTACTGTTCAACCTGATGTAGACAAGTTTAGTATTTGGACTGCTGCTGACCCAGTTGTTGGTGGTGAAACTTGGAAAGCACATTATGTTGTTACAAGTTTTGGAACTCCTGCTCCTATAACTTTTAATTCAATTACTGATGGACCAGATTTAGTAGATTATGCTATTCCACCAATATATAATACAGTAAGTTATAAGTTAGTTGGTGCTGGTGGTGGTGGTGGTGCTGCTACGGTTAATACTTCTGGAGGTGGTGGTGGTGGTGGCGGAGAATACGTTAGTGGATCAACCACTGTTGCTGAAAATGATCTTATTAATTTAGTAGTAGGAATTGGTGGAGGTGGAAATGGTAATAATTCAACATTCCAATTAAATTCTGAGAGTGTTATTGCGGCTTTAGGTGGTAAAGTTGGTAGTGCTGGTACAGGTATTGGTGGTGCTGGTGGAGATGGTGGTTCCGGAGCTGGTACTGGTGGTGCTGCAGACACTGCTGGAGGAACTGACGCTAATGGCGGAGGTGGTGGTGGTGGTGGAAATAGTTTTATAACTGGTGGTGGTGGTGATGGTGGAGCTGGTGGTGGTGATGGTACAGGTGGTTATGGAGATGGTACTGGTGGAGCAGCAGGTGCTGTATTAAGTAGTGTTGGAGCACAAGGTTCAGGTTATGGTGGAGGTGGTGGTGGTGCCTCTACTACTTTACCTGCAACGCTTGGAAGTGATGGTTATTGGGAAGTAACAATTTCTTATGAAACACCGATTCCTCCTTAAAATATACATAAAATAACCTAATCAAATAATAATGGTTAAGTTTTACCTTGCTAATGATGGTGTACACAAACTTGCTGCTGAATTCGACAATCCATACCAACTTGTTAAATTTGGAGCCTATGACTATAATGATTATACAATTTATTACCAAATAGATCCTAAACTAGCAAGACAAAAGAAAGCAGCATATTTAAAAAGACATCGTAAGAATGAAGATTGGGAAGACCCAAGAACTGCAGGTGCATTAAGTAGATGGATTCTTTGGAATAAACCAACTATTAATGAGTCTATAAAGGATTATATAAAAAGATTTGCTTTATAATAAATGGAGTATTTACAGCAACATCTAAAGCATCTATTAAATGAACTTGCTTATGCTTATGCAAATAATCTATTAGATCGTGTTATAGTAATAAAAAGACAGATTAAAGAATTAAAGGAAATGCTAAATCATTATGAAAAAGTAGAATTTAAAATTAGAAATAATTTATAATCTAAAAATAAGAATGTCTTTTGCTATTAAAATTCTATATGAACAATTAAGTTGTCTACTAGGTCATCTAATGTTTGCTAATGACCCAGTTGAGAAAAAAGAGATTATTGCTAAAATTAAAGAAGTTCGAGAACAATTAAATGATGAAGAAGAACTTGAACGAAGAATTTCTCATATGTATTTGAATGAGGATCCATCTTTATATTTTTAATTCTTTAAATTACCAAATACTAATGAAACTTGAGGATTTAATACTTTAGTTACAAATGAAGAAAATTTAGTTTTAGGAAGATTACGAAATCTATATGAAGTAGATGTTTCACGCATAAACTTGTCTTTCTTTGATTTCATGACGTCACGAGCAATTGCTCTGGCTTCCTGTAGGTCATAAGGTTTTTTAACAATTACTGCATGAAGAGTTAATGGAGATTTTCCTTTACTTTTTCTAGATTTTCCTAAACCAGCTAATTCTTTTCCTTTGAATGCATCAATTGAATGTGCTTTTAAAGAATTACTTAATTTAGGACTACCATCTATTGCAGTTCCTGGAACTATTACTGGAGGTCTTATATCTGGATCTTGTGAAATTTTACCATGCAAAAATTCATATAAAGGATCATTATCAATATAGTATCTATGATTTATACCTAATCTGTCACGCCAATGTTTTTCTTGAATTGCTGGATTAAAAGTCCATGCTTCAATAATTAATCCTCTATCAATAAAATTATCAATAATTGCTCCACCTAAAGAATGACCTAAACCATAATAGTCATATTCTGCTGGACTAAATCTTCCATGTAATTCTCTAAGTTTAGATTCATCAGCCACATAACGTGCTTTTTCATCAATCTCTTTTCCAAATCTAATTTCTAAATTAGAACTTAAATCAGTAAAAAAACCAGATAAATCATTCCATGGTTTAATAGTTCCTCTTACTACTACAATTATTGAATTTCTACCTCGTGTTTTATTTAAATATACTTTCATTGTGTCTGTAGAAAATTCAGGTAATAATGTATTATGTCCAATACGTTCAGTTAATTGATCAAGTTTTTTATAACTTTCTTCTATTAAAGCAATAATTTCTTCTTTATTAGGTTTTCCTTTTCCTTTTAGTTTGCGTTTACCTTTGCCTTCAAATTGTTCTAATCCATGACTCTTTAAATATTCTCCTGCTGTTGCTATATTACCAATAGGAGTTAATCTAGCAAGTTTTCTAAATATAGATGAATTTTCTTTAATGACTTCAGGTTTCTGTTTAAGGAATAATCTTACTAAAGTGTATAATGGATCACCACTCATAAATATACGATGATTAGGTAATGTTGCACCAAAATCATGAGGTTGAACAGCAGGATTATATGATTGTCCTTCAGAGATTAATCCTTTATGTAAGAACAAATCTAGAATTGCACCACCTAATGAATGACCAACACCATAATACTTTAAATTAGGATTTTGTTGTTTGAAATTATTTAAGAATCTTTCATCTTCTTTGAATCTATCTGAAAGATGAAGACTATTAACAGCAATAGTTGCATCAGCTTTAGTGTCTCGTGAATCAAATGTTCCACGAATACTTACTACAACATCATTTCCAGATTTATAGAATTTTAATGTTGGAGTTTCAGCAACTAATTCCCAATCACCAACTTTTTTTGATGCAGAAGGTTCATATGATTGTTTAACTAATTCAAAATATACTTTACGATCAGGTGCTACACCACCACAAAGTTTTGGTAATCCACATTTACGACATTTCTTTTTAGATCCTCCCCTATAAAAGGAAACAATTTCGTAAATTTCGTCAAGTAGCAAGGTGGTTCCATCATAATATAATGCAAAAAAAGCAATAAATATTTTACTTATGGCTTCATCTTGATTATCAGCTCCAATAGATGTAAATATAATTCTACCGTCAGTTAAATTTTTATCATAAATGTCTAAAGTATTCGATACTATATTATAATTAAATGCGACTACATGTCCAGATTTAGTTCTATTTGGTCGACGAAAAAACAAAAGTCCACTAGATTTTCTAGAATATGTTGCTTTTATTGCATCAGAAACACGTTTCTGAAGAAGACTTATATCTTCAGCACTATTCTCCTTATAATTTCTATCCCAAGTTTTTACCAGTTTTTTTCCTTTCTTAAATAACCCAAGATCTGCATAAGACAAAATAGCAGTAAGTGTATTATCACGCAAACAATAGGTTACTTTAGTATTTTCTATAACAAAAAGTACTGTTACTGCAACTACAGCACAATCGGCAGGTCGTGCAATATATTCCCTTTGAATCCTTTCACTGGCTACGAACCATTCAGGTAAAGGCAGATCTGGACCAAAAGCATCAGTTGGAGGTAGAGAATCATCTGGAGGTCCAGGTGAAAAATCAAAATCCATTATTTATAATTTATATAGAAAATTAATAAACAAAATAAATACTATAATTGAAAATATAGAAAATAATAGAAAATCTTTAGACATTTTAATGAATTCAAGTTCATCATATGATGACATTTATATTATATATGGTAAAAATCATTAAATTACATATAAATACGCAAAAACACATAAAAAAATCAGTAAAAAAATCGATTTTTTTACCAGAAAATCCATGTGTTTTCCAATAATTACATTATAATTAGTGATTTTTACATTATAATTTCATTTTCAATAAGTAAAGATGCCAAGTAAAGAGTATTTCCGTGAATATTACTTGAAGAATCGTGAACGCATTCTTAAGCGTGTGACTGCATATAATGAGACGCATTCAGAAGAGCGAAAAGTTTATGATCGAATTCGTCATCTTCTTACTTATACACCAAAGCCTAAAGATGGTTTGAAGATTGAGAAGAACATTCGAGTTAAATTTAATTGACCATTTAGGGAGCAAGAAGAAACTTTTGAACGCAAGCCGTTAACTGACTGCTATTGTTCACAGTAGAATGCTCCCTGAAGGGTTTGTTGTATTTTGTGTTGTTGCTAAATCTGGATTTGTTCTTACATGTATGACTTCATAGCACGGTGTGAAGCGGCCATGGCATCGCGGGCATTGGTGTGTACCGGGCCTGCCGCCTTAATATATTGCATGCCACCACGGCCAGCACCTACAGGGCGCTCAAGGTCAGCCTCCGGCGCACGCGCAGGCGCACCAAGAATGTCCTGCTCCGTGAGCACACCCTTGATGATGCGAGAAGAACCCTTGATGGTCTCGAAGAAACCACTGGAAATCGGCACCACGTAGATGTTGGGCTGAGGACCCTTGCCGGCACCTGAGGTACCATCTAGGTCTAGACCAGTGAAGTTCTGCACACTCACCGTGAACTGTAGCGTGAAGTTTCCTACAAGACCAGGTGCCTGACCAGACTGGAGCGCAAAGTCACGGCCCGGGCGTAGTACTAGAGGGCCACCTGCAAGACCAACACGGCCACCAGAACGGAGAACAGGAGTGGCATCTACTGAGAGAGGAACCTGACCATAACCAGACCACTCAGACCAGTCCATGTCTACACCGTTGTGAACAGACATTCCGTATAGTTGCTTCTGCGTCATCGTGGAGAGCAGACCCGAGAAGTTGTCGAAGTTCATCGAAATCTTGGTAATCGGTAGAGACCAATCGCCAAATGTGGCATCAGCATATGCAGACGGCTTTACGTAGATGAGGAGCAGATCAGGAATATTGGGTAGAGTGATGGTGTTGCTTAGAAGGTCAGTAGAGAGCGATAGCAGACTGGTAGAAGGAGCAACCGCCGTCTTAGGAGTTGAGATGTAACGAGGGAACTCCATGTAAGGCACAATGCTCTTGGGAGGCAGAGGAACATCCAGGGACGGCGTCAGGAACTGAACCGCTAGAGTAGGCTGGGTCGCCCACATACCAGCCTTAGCACCAGTCGTTGACCAAGCAGCAGAATCTAGAGTTACAGTCGCGCCAGCCACAAGACCATTCTGAGGGTCTTCGAACGTGACTCGGTCGCTTACACGGAAAGCACGAGCAGGAGAAGGAGCCATGTTCATCTGTACCTGGAAGTTCTGAACACCAAAGAGGCCGGTGCTGAGTTCATCCTGGTCAGTAAAGATGAACGGAGGTAGTAGAAGTTTCTCAACAGAACTTACCGCTACATAGAAATCATAGGAACCATCTGCTAGACCACCGGAAGGAGCAACAGGCTGACCATCCACATAGTCAACGCCATCAACACTCACAGGCGAAGCAACCGTTCCAACTGCAGGAGTCGCACCAGTCGCATCCGTAGCAAAATAGAAGCCATTGAAACCACCATTAGGAACCTCATCAGAGGCCTTGGTCTGGTCCCATAGTAGGAGAGGAGAGTTCTTCACTACACGAGAATCAGGGTATTTAGCATAACGGTCAAGCATCGTCGGGCAAGTGCGCTGGCGGCGAGCATCAGCCATGTCAGATAGACGAAGTACCTGAGGGAGAACATCTAGCGTGTTTACCGTCACAGTCGCATCGTTAATCGTGGCAGACATCTGAGACACAGACTGGTGAAGAGGGAAGGCGGCAGGGGCAATCAGACCTGCTAGAGAGGCGCCTTCAGGAACAGGACCATTGGCTACGGTTAGACTAATGACTGCCACAGCGGTCGCCTGCCACTGCACAGCACGATCTACGAATACGTTCTCTGACGGCACTTGTACGTTAAACTGAACAGAGGAAGAATCAGCAGTCTGCGCCTGTACTGACACGTTCGTTAGTGAGGCCGCACCCTTCTCAACTGCATACTTCGGCTTCTGCTGGATGATGCGAGGGTCGAACACAGAATACTTCGAAACTTCGGAGGCCATGTTTTGTTATTAAGAAAACAATTTTTTTTAAAAGAAACGACGATTACAGGACGAGCTTCTTCTTGAAAAGCAAACGGAATGACAAAGACGCTTGGTTGGGAATTGTTAGACGAATCAAAGAATTCGTTAAGCGATTGCGCCAATATACTTGGAGGTCAATGTCTGAAATTCCTTCCTGACTACGGTCTAGAGATGAAAAGGTCAGAGTCTGGGGCTGGTATACCAAAGAGGTTCGCCAATCATCTGCTTTCAAATCACCAATAGGAGTCTCAAGCAAAACCTTACCAAAGGCTCCACCAGAGGCTGTATTACCACCATTCGTTCCAGTTCCAAACACAATAGGGTTTGCTACATACTCGTTACGAACAGGAATTGAACTCGTACCAAGCACAATAGACGCTATAGGTGACCAAATACTTCCAGTGCTCGAATAGTCCTGCTTGAGCCGGACAAAGAAAGCCTTGGCAATGGCTGCTCCTGTAAAAGGATTTGCTAACTGGACAATAGATGTCTTAGGCAAACTCTTAAGCATTTCTCCGATAGGAGTTGATGACTTAGAAGCACCAGTTAGTAAGTTAACAGCTAGTCCAGTGTCAATCACAACTTCCGGCAAAATTTTTAATGATTGATTAGCCCATTTTTGACCATTTCCATAGTAAATCGAAGGGAAGTTTGAAAGTAAAAGTTCCAAGGAAGTATTCATTCCAACAAAGGTATATTCACCATCTTGATACGTTGCTCCTGCCGGGTTTGTTGCAGCATAATTATTTGCTGAAGCCCAAGGTTCAGGAAGAGAACTACCAAGAGTACTTCCTGCTGAGGCCTTATAAGGAACCATACAAGTATTCGAATCCTGATTTAAAGCAAATAGTCCAGTTGTCTCATCATATTCAAAGAAAGGACACTGTGTTCCTCCGATACCTTTTGAGGTTGTCCATGCAGTATTTAGTGCCTTATTCACTAACGTAATGAAATGGGAATAGGTATAGCAATAATAGTATTCAGACTGAATCTGAGGAGTTGTTGCCGGAGGAGTTGGAATGTAAGTAGCCTGATTCTCAGGAATCCACGTAATAGGCGTACTAGTAATATTATAAGTTGAACCATACTTCACGGCAACTGTTACACTGTAAATTGTTTGTGTATTAGAACCGACTGCCATCTGAGGAATGAACAAAGGAAAATTCTTCTGACATCCATCTAGGCTAAAACTCTGAACGGATACTTCGTACATTGAAGCATCACTGATGATAGCCGTTTGACGTTGATCTTCAAAGTCAATTTCAGGATCTGCTTGTGACTGTGTAGTCACAAGCGAGTTGTTAATGACTGTAGCATTGTAATACACACGGTCAGGGTCTGCGCGGCTTCCTTCGACGTCAATTTTAATGAAACTCATTTATTACTCAACACTAAATTTTTTATGGATTACTTACCAATTAAATTATACGTAAAAGCACTAACAAAATTGTCAGGAGTTAGTCCGGTTGACTCTACAAGCTTAATGTATTCAGGCAAATGTAAGTTCTTAAAATATAGTCTTGTTGTGCAATGCCGTCCACATGTATTCATGTTCATTCTGTCTTTCTGGAATGGGTATGCATTCGATTTGACTTCATATTTACTTGCATTTAGTAGTTGAGTCAATTTCTTAGTTGACTGACCCAACTCTTTTAATTGTTGCTTAGTCAACCATTTTGATTCTCCATCTGGCTTATAGTTTCCATAAGGATCAAAATATTCTATAATGTTAGTGTCTCTATAGTTCAACAAGCATACCCAATGGCCTGTATACAGATTCTCTGTTAGGTATAAAAGCATAAGCCTTCCTTTGTCATCTAACACATCATCAATACTATTTGCATTTAATAAGTCAGTATATGACATAATCTTTAATGTTGGAATCATTTTTTGGATGTCTGATTCACTCAATGAATATGATTCAACATCAGGCATTTTCTTTTTCATCTGTAATGCTTCTGCTTGCTGAACTGCTCGCTGCAATTCAACAGGTTTACGTGAGAAAGGAACACCATTCAATTCCGTTCTGTAACCCTTCTTACCTCCAAGCGTGTACGGTCTAATCAAAGGCTCCATTTAATTTAAGGTTCGAAACAAATCTGGAATTGGTGACATGTTAAAAAGGCAAGCATAGGTTATGTAAACTATGGTTGACTTTGATTGGTTAGGTTACTGATTATGGGGTGTTGTCAAATCTGGATTTGTGTCACATATTCTTCAAACCATCAATTGCTAAATTTCTTTATAAAAAATATGAAGGAATTGGACCCTTAGGATTAGGACGTCCCCCACGTATACGACGACCAAGACCAGCCAGTTGATCAAATCTGGCAAGGTCAGGATAGGGTCCACCTGCCTCAGCCTCACCTTCCTCACCACCAGGAGCACCCCACATACTTTCAGGTTCTGCTGCAGGAGGAGGAGGAGCAGGAATTAGAGGACCTGCCTGACGAGGTCGTCCAAGTTCAATAGGAGGAACAGCCTGTACAGCAGCCTGACGTTCCTCACTAATAAATGATGGTTTGAAAAGTTCAAGTTGACGACTAATTAGACGAGATTGGAGTTGAGACATGACCTGCTCACGAGTAGACTGGGGCTCATAAATTACACGAGCAATCTCTTTTAGTGCTGCATCAATAATCTTTAGAGTCTCGTTTACTGAATCAAGCCCACGAAGACGCTTCTCACGGCCTTCATAAACAAAGCCTAACTCTTCACCAAGATTTGCTCCAGTATACGAACGAGTCGTTTCAATCATCTTGCTAACAGCCTGTGCATATTTGGTTAGTTGAGAAGGAGTAATAGTTGCTCCAACCTTAATAAAAGCCTGTAGAAGTTTGTTTAGAGTCTCATTTAGACTGCTTGAGAATGTTCCAGACGTAAATGCTGTAAATGCTACTTGAAGCAAAGTGTCAATGTCACCATAAGGAGTAACTTCAAGTTGTCTAGGAGGCCTAGGTGAGAACTGACCACTTGCCAATTCTGCATATTCTTGCGCACGTTCTTTTAGACGTTTAGCAAGCCATTCCTGACCTTCCTTTGTCGTGATTACACCTCCGCGCAGTCCGGCAGATGTTACATAATCCATAGGAGAACCATGAAATACACCATTAGGAACAGCCGAACGAGAAGCAGGCCTGACATAACGCTGAGACCGTGCATTCATCTCGCCAAGTCCAAGCATACCTCTTTCCTTCTTCTTATTCACGCGAAGACGCTCATGAACCATACGACGAGCATGGTCTGCAGATAGAGCATGAGACTCGCTTTCAGCAGGAGGAAGCAAATCAAGACTTCTCACAGGCGCAGGCTTTAGAGGTTGCATACCCTTACGATTCATGTGGTATGCCTCATCAGGAAAAATCCATGGCATTGCTGGCGTAGATTGGAATGTAGGCATTTGTTTATTATTACGAATTTAAATTCTTTAATCTCTACTCAATACATGTTATTGTCCTTCACATACTTTGAGGCCTGAGGAAGAGAAAGACCCTGCTCACGCATTACCTTCTTTACAATCTCCCCACGAGCAGAAGGCTTCTTACCACCAACACGTTTCTTGGGCACTACCTCACCACCCTCACATTTGAGAGGAAATCCACTACAATTAATGGGCTTCCGGCATAGGAGACCATCGTCAATCCATCCGGGCTTGCAAGACTGAAATGCTCCACCAAGCATAGGCTCCATCACCATAACCTTCCGAGCAGAACGCTTACGGCCACCCATAGCCATCTTCTTTTCAGGAGTCATGCCATACATTGCTTCATATTTTTCACTTGACATTTCCTCCAAAGGCGCAGCACTTCCACGCTTACGGCCACCAAGTCCAACGGGTTCGCTAGGTCCACCTCTCATTGCTGCTAATTGCGCAACACTCATAGCACGGCCACCAAATCTTCTTACATCCATATAACTTCTTTCCTCTTCTGTAAACGGACGGAAATCCTCATCGTAATCAATACGCATAGGCGCAGCACTTCCCTTCTTGCTATCGCACTGGCAATACTTCATACAAGGAGAAGATGAGCGCTTACGACTTGCTCCAATGAGTTTGAGAACAGGCTCCAATACTTCAATTACCTTACCACCTACAGGATGAAGAGATGGTAGTTTTAGAATTGTACGAAGATTCTTTGCTGCTTTATGTAGCCATGCAACCCATGAAATAATCTGTCCTGCGATTTTTCCTAATTGTGTTAAGTCTGCTCCGCCATGAAGTTTTCCATCATGAGGCTTACCTAGACCAATTGCCTTTAGACCGGCTGAAAATGCATCAATCTGGGTCTTGTATAATTTGAAACCCTGCATAATCTGTAGAAAACCATTCACAGTGTCTACAAGACCTTTGTCCTTGTTGTAAACAGAATTAGCAAGAATTTCTTCTTTCAAATCCTTCTCTAATTCTTCCATAAATTTGGATGCTTTGTCCCAAAATTCACGAACTTTTCTTGCGTAATCAATAGCAGTATTAATTGTGCCCATTACGTCTACACCACCCTCTAACTCTTGTAGTCCTTCGAGTTTATGAAGTTTACGTTTGGCCTTGCTTAGCGTCATAGCACCACCATAACTTGAACCAGTAGGCTCAGCGGGAACTTTCTCCATTTGACCTTCGCGAGCAGGTGTAGTTGATTCTGCCCACCGGTCAAAACCATCCATCATGAATTTAGATTGAGCATTAGAACCACGCTCGGCCATTTTAGCACGAACATATTGAGATTGGTCACCAGTAGACATTTGTTAATAAGAAGAGAATTAATTTATGACGAATAAACAAATATGCTTAGTAAACCTATTCGAAAAAAGGATGATTGTGGTTGTGGAGGAGGCAAATACAATTGTATTAGCAAAAACACATTCGCCAAAATATTAAAAGCAGAATTAAAAAGACTTGATTGTGGATGTGGATGTAAAGGTGTGAAAGCATTCAAGAAAAAGTATGGTGGAAGTGTGCTCAAACCATGTCCACCCGGATTTCGCAATGATGGTTTGACATGTCTTGAGGAATGCAAACCAGGTGAAGTTGATGATGGTCTATTCTGTCGTGACACGAATCCTCCAGGTCCGGGATGGGTAAATGATGGTTTGACATTTCGCAATACCAATTGCAAACCCGGATGGATTAATGATGGTTTGACATGCCGAAATCCTATTCAAGAACATCGTGACAATTGTCCTGCTGGATGGGTGACTGACCCTGAAACATGTCGTAAACCAATTGTAACACATTTAGATGATTGTCCTCCTGGATTTCGTACAGAGCCATTGACATGTTTTAAGGACTTACGTTGTTGGCAAACTGGTGACCCATGGAAGCCAGTGTGGGACCCTGGACATCAACGCACACATTGCGAAGGCCCGGAATCTAGAAGCAGAAATCCTCGTACAGAAGGTGGTGAAATTATCAGTAGAAATCTTCGTTTTAGTGGAGGTGAAGTTGAGGGACATGAGATTCGTCCTCATCCTACACGTGGTAAGCGAATTGAAGGTCGTCTAGACTTTGATGCACTAATGAAAGAAATTGACAAGGGAATTACTGATTTATTCGAAGGACGAATTGATTTAGCAGCAGCATTTGACCCGGAACGAAATGGTGTTGCTGCTGCATTCCGTAAATTTGGTGAGGACATTAAAAAAGTTATGGAAGATGTTGGAAGACGCATTAAAGAAGGATTTGAAAAAATGGGTGCTGAAGTAAAGAAAGCATTTGAGGATTTTGCTCGTGATGCTGAGACTAAATTTAAGCAGTTTGGTGAGGATTTTGTAAATAAGATGAAAGACCCTGATTTTTGGGTTGAAGCAGTTGGTATTATGGCTATGGTTGCTGCTGCTGCTGTAAGCGCATTGATTACTGTTGGAACTTTGGGTGCTGGTTCTCCTCTTGCGGTTGGTTTAATGGCTGCTGCCTCAATGGCTGGTCCGGCTGCTAAAATGATTGCATCAGCAGCTCGTGGTGAACCGATTGATGCGTTAGACATTGCTCAGTTGGCAATTGGTGCTGCTACTGCACTTGTTCCGGGAATGTCAGCAACAGTTGGTCCAATGGTAAAGACTGGACTACAAGCAGCATCATTTTGTATTACTGCTACTCAGGTTGGCCAGAGTCTTGGTATTGTTCCTTCTACGTGTATTGCAAACTGTCCTCCTGACCCTGACCCTGCTGACCCTCCTCCGATTAATCCGGAACTTCCTCCTATTGATCCTCCTCCTCCTGGTCAAAAGACTGATGAAGAAATTATGGCAATACAATTAAGAGATTTTCCTAATACTGTTAGGTATAGAGCAGGTAACAATCCAGAATATATAAGCACGGCTGATTTTATTAAAGAATACAGAGTAAGACACTATGGTCCTAATGCTGTGCCAGAAACTGAAGCTGCTGAACCAGATGGTGCTATAGTAAGTGCAGAAGACAAAGAAATTCAAAATATGGCAGAAGTAACTGTTGAAACTGAACCAATTTATATTCAAACGGAGCAAATACTTGATGTTCCGCAATTAGAAATGCTTGAACCTTTACCTGAAATTCAAGACATTGGTCCTTTGCCTGAGATTGGTCCTTTGCCTGATTTTGGTTCTCTACCTGAGATTGGTCCTTTGCCTGATTTTGGTACTTTGCCTGAGATTGGTCCTTTGCCTGAGATTGGAGACATTGGTCCTTTGCCTGAGATTGGTGCTGGAAAGAAGAATAGAAAGAAACATCGTAGTCAACTTGGACCTCGCACCAAATCTGGATTTGTTAAGTTCCTCAAAAATAACCTCTAAGCAATAATAAATGCAGAGCTTCGCTAAAGAATTTGAGAAAGAACAGGAGGCGATTCGCGGGTTTAAAATGGCGCAAGTTGTTCGTCGTGCATTGGCTATTCAGGCTAGGTCTAAGATTAAACCGACTAGCATGAATCCAGATTTGTTGACTATGTCTAAGATGCGTGGTAGTGGTGAGCCTCAGCCGATTGAACTATACTGGCCTGGGACTTAATTTCCTGTCGTCAAGACTTAATCTGAATCTGAAGCATAAACAGTTTCATTTATACTCTCTTTTTCTTCTTCCTCATCTTCTTCAGGTAAGTCTTCTTTCATCTTCTCAATTACTCTTTTCCAATTAATAACATTCATTGCTTTTCTATAAAGTTCTTCTTTGATTTCCTCCTCGACGTCATAATTAAAATAAGTATAGGCTTGTTCATCAGTTTCAATACTTTTCTTTTGCTCATCAGTCAAACCAGTCAAAAATTGTAGAAAGATTTCTTCAATTTCTACTTGGTCCATTTATATATTGTAAACATTTTCATTTTAAACGATTTTACTTGTTAATAAAGCAAATAGTTTAAAAACGAAGTAATTACTATAATTAATGGAAAAGAGTTATTATGAAAAGCGTAAAGAAGAAATAAAAGAAAAGTCAAGATTATATAGATTAAATAATCCTGAAAAAATCAAAGCATATTATATAAAATATAAGAATGAATGTCCTGAAAGATTAAAAGAAATAAGAGAAAGAGCAGTAAAAAAATGGAAAGAAAAACATCCTGAAGATTATAAAAGACTTAATACAGAACGTGTAAAGAAAAATTATGAAAAAATTAAAAATAATGAAGAATTTAAAGCAAAAAGAAGAGAATATGCAAAAGAATATAGAAAAAGAAATAGAGAGAAAAAAATACAATATTTAAGAGAATATAGAAAAAGAAATCCAAATCCAAAAATTAAAAAAGAAAAAGTTGTTAAGAAAAGAGAACCTACAGTAATTTGTAAAGGTCCTATAAAAGTTTCTTTTGATTAAGAAGTTTCTAAAGGAGTTTTAATTTTGAGTTCACCTCTATAAATCTTAATTTTGCTTAAACCATTTACTTCTGCAGGAAGACCAACATCTGTATAACTACCATATTTCTTATTAAAATCTTTAATAACATCTTCAGGAATCGATGGAGTGATTTCAGCTAATCTCTCCATAGTGTCCCTTAAATTACTTAAGACTTGCTCTGCAGAACTTCTTTCGTTACGAGGCAAAGCTAATTCAACATTAATTTGACTAAATAATTTGGAATACTGTAAATGAGCAATTCTATGAGCTTCTGATTTCTTTGCAAAAGCAAAATAACCTCCAACTGTATTCAAAATACCAACTCCTATACTTACCAAACCAATTACTAGTGGAGCTATAGATCCTTCACCAAACATAGTTGATGAACCTACACTTGCAGTTCCACTTAATGTACTCAATACTATAACTGGAATCTGAATCAAAGTATTCTTTCTTGATGCTATTTCCTCACACTTCTGATGCAGTTTAGCTAAACCAAGACATTTCTCACCTTCCACAGCAATTAAATCCTCAATTTGAGTAGACCATGAAACCTCTCTCAATTCCAATTCATCATCAGCCATTTATATAAGATTTGGAATTATTTAATACCAAATCTTATATGACCCCAATGAGAATCGAACTCATGTTTCCAGATTCAGAGTCTGGTGTAATAACCACTATACTATGGAGTCTTATTAATATGCAAAGATTATTATTTAAATAGTAAAAAGAAAATAGTAGAAAAAATAAAAGGGGTAGTTGCAAAATTTGGAGTCCATATTGAAAAATGTTCCTCAAGGAACAGAACATCCTGAAAATTAAAATGATTTTTAAAACTAGTCATTTATTTTTTTAACTTTATGTCTATTTACTACTATTTTCTATATGCTTTTTAGATTCTAAATGTTGATCATAATGATGCTTTGTAGAAGTAGTATATTCACATAATTCACAAGTATAAATAGGTTTCTTGATTTCACCAATATTTTTCTTATGCTTAGGACTATCAAGATGTTCTTCATGCTTAACTCTTGATTGACATTGAACTAAACATGCTTCACAATACCATTCTTTTAACTGAGTTATGCGTTTATGTTGAGGTTCATTAAGATGTTCTTGAAATCTATGTTTATTAGTAGTTTTATAACCACAATCTTCACATACTATATTAGGTAGTTTAACTTGAGGTTCAATTTTAGTAGGTTCTTCATAAACAACATTAATTAAAGGTTTATTTGCTTCATATTCATGAGATTTTTTACTAATTTCAATAGCTCTATCAAAATTTATTTTACAATATTTGCATTCTAAATATTCAAGAATATTTTTACCTTCATCTTCCATTAAACGTAATTCATAAGTTGAAAAAGGACAAGATTTATGTTTTCCAATTTCTTTCTGTTCTTCAACCCAATCTTTATTTTCTTCTTCAAATTTCTTTTTTGATTGAATAAAACACATATTTTCTAATTTCAAAATGTCTTCTTGAGCTGTATGAATATGATTATTAAATTTTTCAAATTCAAATTTCATGTCATCTAATTCTTCCCAATCAAAATTTCTTAAAAGAAGCAAAATGTCTTTATTTAATGAACTATATTTTACATATTCTTGTCTTTCATTCTCATCAGTACCAAACCAAGAACCAACCTCTTTATGATGGCGATTTGGTTTTCCTTTTTTCCAGTTATAATTTATGTAAGGATTCTTATCTAAAAAATAATTCACTACAGAAGAAATACGCTTTGTATATTTTTCTTTGCTATTTTCAAAAGCAAGGAATAAGTTTTTAATATGTGACCTAACTTCGTCTTCAGTTGTTTGAGTTAGTAAAACTTCCATAGTCTGCATATTCTTTAGTTGGGATGGCAAACTTGACCTCGGCATTTTATTTATATAGTAGAGAATTTTATTTAAATGGGATTACTATTATTTCAAAAATAATACTATTAGTAAAAAGAAAATAGTAGAAAAAATAAAAGGGGTAGTTGCAACAAAGAGTGTCTACTTTAAAAAATGTTCCTCAAGGAACAGAACACTCTGAAAAAAAAAATCTTTTTCAAAACAGGGTATTTATTTTTTTAACTTTATGTCTATTTACTACTATTTTACTATTATTTTAGTTATAATAAATTAGAATAATACCTATTGCTATTATAAATGGAACGTAGATTTCCAGAGCAATACAGCAAACCTCTGATCAAGGTTCTCAAACTGATTAGCTTTGGTACACCTTATGTTGTTGGTTCAAGTGCAGATTACCAAATTATGTATTCTGCTGATTATGATTTATTAGAAGAAGTCATTTTGCGTAGAGGAATAGTCAAGAAGTTCCAAGACAAGATTCATAAATTAGAAAAAATAGGTAAAATTACTGAAGTAAAAATTGGAGAAATAAGTCAATGGAATTTGCTTAAGAAACCTTATATTGAAAATTCTAAAGTTCATAAATATAATCAAAAAGATGAATTAGCTCATCTTTCTAAACTATGGCAAAATAAAATCATTACACATGATGAGTATATGATGGCTTCTGACTTGCTTAAACCTCACTTAAATCCAGTAGAGTTTCTAGAAGCAAAAAAAGAATTAAGGTTTGGTGTTTTGCGTTGGTCAAATCCAGAAATATTTAGAGGTTATAAAGAACTAAGAGACAAATCAATTATTTACCTTGATGATGCATTCAAATCTAAAGGTATAACAAAAATAGATTTAATAGTATGGGTAAACCAAAAGTATAGTGAGTTTAGTAATATAATCCTTTGGACTAATCGTAGTGGAAAATATTTTGCTTATATTCCATCTGTAAAGAAATCTCTAAAAGAAAATATTCTTGAGTTTGAAGCAGACCAAAATTATGTTAAAGTTGCTAAGAGAATGTATTCATTAGCAAAGCAATTTAAAGACCAATCAATTTTAGATTCATTAAGATCTATTTTGAACTCACCAATAGGTAAGTTATATATGGTTGTAGCAGACATGGAAGTCTTGGAAGAGTTTCCTAATGCAGTTACTCAAGCAAGAAAACGTAAACAATTAGACCTATTTAAAGACCAATTTGCTAAACTATATTTTCCTGACCTTAAGAATGCAACTCCTAAGACAAAACTAACCTATTTAAACGAAATTTTGCAATCCGAAATGAAAAAGGCATTAACTGAAGCGAAATTACTTCCAATTCCAAGAGATTACACAATATAATTCCAAATTTCGTAAATTTTCTATTAGTTTTTTTCCTAAGGAGTAAATTAAATGTCAGGTAAGGTAAAATTAACATTCGACAAATCTAAAGATTCTTTACCTGTAGCGGTCGTTACTGGGGGAGAATATAATAAGGACATTCTTTATTTAGAGCAAGGAGGAGGTAAGAGTTCGGATAAGAAAGGTGTTCAGGAACTTGAAATAGGTAAGCATCGACTAAACAAGTTGTCACCTCGTAAGCAGTCTGAAGTTATGCGTGTGCTTCAGGAGGCTTACCGAAAAGGAATACCACCTGAACATTTAAATTTGGATGTGGATGGAGCCGAAGATGCATACCGTGAAATGTTAGGTGAAGTTAAAGAAAAAGGATCATCAATAATTAAACTTCCTCCTGGTTCAACATTTAGTTTAAATTTTAATCCTGATCCAACTAAAAGAAGTATATATTATATTGCTGGTGCATCAGGTAGTGGTAAATCTTATATTGCTAAACACCTTTCTGAACAATACCAAAAAATGTTTAAAGGAAGACCTGTATATTTAGTTTCTAAATTAAAAGAAGATGAAACATTGGATAGTATGAAAGAAAAACCTGCAAGATTAAATATTGAAAAATTAACTGAAAAACCAATGACGGATTTAGAAGCTTTGCGTGAAAGTCTTGTTATTTTTGATGATTATGACACTTTGACAGGTAAGGAAGCAAAGGCTGTTCAGCAATTAATTGACGACATTTGTATTATGGGTCGTCATACAGTAACATCAATTCTAATTTTGTCTCACCATCTTTCAAATTTCAAAAAAACTCGTTTGTGTTTAACAGAGGCAACTCATTTTGTAGTATACCCTCAAAGTACAGGAGCTCATGCATTAAATTACTTCTTAAAAACCTATGTTGGTATGGGTCCTAAAGAAGTTCAGTCAATCAAAAATACTGGATCAAGATGGTTATGTATTCATAAAAATTTCCCTATTTATTATATTACTGAGACTGAAGCAGGTTTATTAAATGCTGATTAATCCTCCACATTTAGGACATATTAAATCTTGGTCATGCTTTTTTGAACCATTTAAGAATGAATATACACGAGCCATAGCCCATTGTTCTTTTGAAAGTTTTTTGCTCATAGGTGCAGGACCTTTCTTAAAAGTTCCTTTGATTCTTACTGATTCTGGATTTGTTTTATAAGCACCAATACCTCGATTATAAACTTCTTGAAGAATTCTCTCAGGAACATTAGAAATCTTTGCTAAGTCTTCTAATGAATAACTTTGGTCTTCTAAATCATATTTCTTAAGAAACTTTTTACGATGAGTAGCCATTTATAATTTAAACTCAGAATTTACTGGGACAATATATGCTCTAACACGTTGACCATCACCACCAACAATTTCACGACAACCCTTGCAAGCTTTCTTTAACCAACTTACAGGTATTTCATAAGCTTCAAAGTCTCCACTTGGTTTATGAAAAAAATAATGGTAATAGTCTGCTTCAGTAACATCAATTCCAGATTTCTTGTTATTGCATTCATACTCAATAAACCAAGTACGACAACCATACATATAACCCATTCGATCTGACTTAACTTCATATTTAAATTCATTTGTTCGGTAATCATATGCTTTAAATAATCCTTCAGGTGATTCCAGAATTGTTTCTTCTTTTGGAATCAACTTCTTACTAACTTCTTGGTAATGCTTTCCAAATTCTAACTTTTCACGAAAGCTCATAGTTGTATTGGAGTAAAGACTTTATTTTTGCGGTTTTTACTTCGCCCTCGAACACTTAAAATATTAACAATAGCTTGTAAAGTGCAATGAATAAGAACAACAAGATGGTCAGGCATTTATATTATGCTTAGAGTTATTTTACGGATTCAATAGTTGCGGATGCAAACTATTAATAAATGCTTGAACTTCTTCTCTAGTAAAATGTCTAGTGGGTTGAATACCTGCGGCTTCCGCTTCGGTCATCAATCCATAGGCTACTTCATATTGTGCTATTAGCCATGTCGTGTCTATAATCTTTACTTGTTCAGGTCTTGAAAGAAAACCATTTCCTACCGGGTATGCATTCACAAATTGAAATAGAGGCTTATAACCTTGTGCATCAATAGTGCCACGCATTTTTGCTCTAGTTGTGCCAGCATTACCAGCAACTATACGAATAGTCTTGAGTCCCTCAAAACTTCCACCAACCATTTTCTTCATCTTGCCACACTTACGGCATTTTTTAGGTTTACCTTTTCCAGACACTTCTGCATCAAAATTATATTCTCCTTCATCACTTGGATTATGCATGGTAGAAGAAATCTCTGAGCGAGAACGAGTAGGTTCTTTTAATAAATAACCCATAGTTTTTGGACCCATTTTTGGAACAGGATCAGAATAAGGAAATGGTTCAGATGGTTGGAATAAGCCAGTTTCAGCAGCACGAGTAGTAGCAGCACGTGCTTCTTCACCACCTGGAAAATACCCTAATCGAGGCATTACTCTTAAATCTTGCATTGCCTGTTTCATACGTACTTTTTGAGGAATACGTTTAACTTCTTCCATAACTCCTAATGCTCTTTGTCTAACTGGACGTCGTACAACGTCTTGAAAAACTAATCTATTTCTTATTGCTTTACTTTGAAGTTGTTGTAGTTGTGTTTGTAGTTGTGCAATTCTAGGATCACCTATAGGTAATGCAGCTATTTGATTATTAAGGTCTCTCCAAAGTCTAGCAAAATTAGTTTGTTGAGCCGCCATTTTCTATATATTCATATTAAATTTCTGGAATTACTACTGAGTCTGCTTTCATATATTCCCTTTGCATTCCAGAAGTATGTCCCATCTTTTCTGAATCATCATTCATTTCAGTCACATCATATTTAGAGCTTAAGTAGATGTGTCGAAGCATAGTTGTTCCAACATTCTTTCCAAATATCCGATTAAGAATACGAGTCACAGAGTTGACTGAAGGAAGAGGAGTGTCATCATGTTGAACAAGGAAGAAATAAGGGCTCTTTGAAACTCCCGGATGCTTTTTCAAGTATAGATTAATTACAGAAACCAACTCGGCCGGAACTTCAAACTTCTGGGCTCCATGAACCTTTGCAGTCTTGTACTTGTTAAAAACAAACTCCTTCTTGTCTTGGATGTAGTAGTTGAAATCCAGATTTGTTGCTTGCTTTTCTGACTTAACAACCTTCATGAATTGGTAGTCCTGGTTACGACGAGGAGCAAACTTTGTGTATAGACTCAAGACCATATACGAAAGCAAAGTATTCCAATCATTTACACTTAAGGTCTTATTCTGAACAACCTTTTCGGAGTCTTCTTGTAGACGTTGTTCATGAGCCAGAATTACATCCCAAGACAACCAATTCTTTTCTTGTGTAGGTGATTTAATAGAAGTGTCTTTATTACGTGCTTCATTACTTTTATCCATCATTCGACTATACCAATGAGCAAAAATCTTTTTGTAAGATGCCTTCTCTTTTAGTGTACTCAAAGCACTAACAATAGTTGAGAGCATAGATTTCTGCGTTGATTCTGCATATTCATTTAAGCGTAGATCAACACTATCAATATTCTTTAACCAAGCAAGGTTATTAAATGCCCTATCCGAATTTAGTGAATAAAGAGTTCGAATGTATTGACTCGCGGTCGAATCAGCAATGTCCCGAGAATCTTTTAACTCTTTATGCAATGCCATCATATAAGGAGTAATAACCTTCATTTTATAGTATATACAAGCAAATTAATTTAAACTTTAAACTTTCCACATTTATGGCATTTTTTCTTTTTAGGTTTACCTTGACCACCAAGTTGTCTATATGCATCACGAGCTTCTTCTAATTCTATTTGTATTCTTTTTGCTTCTTCCTCATATTTTTCTGGTTCTATTTGTCCTAATGAAAGTAACATGTCATTATATTTTGGTGTATCTACTAATCCTGCTATAAGATGTTTAAGAGATTTAAGGTTATTACCAATATATTTCGGATCATTATCAAATATTTCATCTTCATCAATACCTGCTTGAAGAGATTTATTTGCAGCAAAATAATATTTACTTAATCCCATATGATTATTAATTTGTCCAATTAATTTTTTCGCATCATGTTCTAATTTTGCTCTTTGTTCAGGTGTCATACCGCCTTTACGTTTAGATTTACGTTTGCCAGACCCACCAGGGTAATTCACAGGTTCTTCATATGAAGGAAATTCTTTTTTGCCTTCTTCTATAATTTCAAACAAAGGTATTCTAAATTCTTGAGATTTAGTTGCATATTCTAAATCAGACATTTGAGGACGATTTCTATTTCTATTTTCGTGTTCTCTTAATAGTTCTTTAGCTCGTGTATTCATCTCAGTTAATATGTCACGATCTCCATATTTTTCACTTATTCTGGCTTTATCCGTAGGACTCAATATGGTAAGTAAATCATACCAACGTGCAATACCATAGGGAATAGTATCATTCAAACTTTGAGGAATAGTTGGATGTCTTTTATCATAAGCAATAAAATCCTGAGGACTAAATCCACCTCTTTTTCCACGTCCAGATCTTCCTGAAGTTCTAGACATTTTAGCGGGAGGAGGTCCTTCAGGTCCTTCAGGTTCATCATCAGGACGTGGATGACGAACGGCTTTAGGTTGTAATTCACGAGCACGAGGATTAATAGAACGTTCAATTTCATCCTCTAAATCATATTCTCCTTCATCACTTGGATTATGCATTCCACGAGGAATACGAATTCCACCTTTTAATGCTGACTCAAGAACACGCATTTGAGCTTTTGCTTTGTCAAGGGGAATTGGAAGTTTAGAGAATTTTTTATTAGTTTCAATTTCACTTACCCAATATAACTCTTTTTTAGGAGCCTTACGAAGTTTATACGGCATTTGTTCTAATAATCATATTAAATTCTAATCTAATAAACAAATGTCTTATGACGGAGGCGGAGGAGCAGCAGGACCACAAGGACCTACAGGACCAGAAGGACCATCAGGAGGACCTACAGGAGCAACAGGATTTACAGGAGCAACAGGACCTACAGGATTTACAGGAGCAACAGGACCTACAGGATTTATAGGAGCAACAGGACCTACAGGATTTACAGGAGCAACAGGACCTACAGGATTTACTGGATCTACTGGATCTACAGGGGCAACAGGGTTTACAGGATCTACTGGACCTACTGGACCTACTGGTTCTACTGGTGTAACTGGACCTACTGGTTCTACTGGTTCTACTGGTGCTACTGGTCCTACTGGTGCTGATTCTACAGTAACTGGACCTACTGGACCTACTGGTTCTACTGGTGCTACTGGTCCTACTGGTGCTGATTCTACAGTAACTGGACCTACTGGACCTACTGGTTCTAATGGTGTAACTGGACCTACTGGTGCTGATTCTACAGTAACTGGACCTACTGGACCTACTGGTTCTAATGGTGTAACTGGACCTACTGGACCTACTGGTGCTGATTCTACAGTAACTGGACCTACTGGACCTACTGGTTCTAATGGTGTAACTGGACCTACTGGATCTACTGGTTCT